TGTTTACTTAGATCCTATAACAGGTAAGGCTGCTATGGGTCTTGCATCAGAGGTAAATGCTCTTTATCCAGGAATTGAAACATTTGATGGAATAGATGCATTTCGTGCTGTAAATCCCGACCCAACTTTATTTGAACCTATTGTTGATACAACTGTTGAAGAAACAGTTACACAACCAACAACAGATGCAGGTGTTAACTATGAGCAACTTTACAATGATTTATTAGCTCAACAAAATCAACCTTCTAGTCAAACAGGTTTTGGAGATATGAGTGGTCTTATGGGTTTAATAAATCAATTTATGCAAAGCCGTAATTCACTACAAGGTGCTGGTCGTTACAATAATATGTATGGCAGTATGTATGGTATGGGTTATGGTAATCCTTTTAACTCAGGAATGGGTTATGGATATGGAATGAACCCATATGCAGGTGGAATTGGTTCTTTTTATGGTAACACAGGACTAGGATTCTCACCTTCTGGTTATAATTCAGGATATGGCTCAGGTTATGGCATGAATAATATGTTCTATGGTGGTTTTGGTGGTAATAACTATAATCAAATGGCCTACAATCCTTATTCATCATTATATAATCAACTAAGCAACCCTCAAACATATGGTTATTCTGGTGATGTTTACACACCTGAATACAATTCTTATTTAAATACTCCATTTGAAGGAAATAGATACTCTCAAGGATATCAAGATTATCTTCAACAAAACAACCCAGGAGTATACACTAATCTGTTCGGTGGAGCGGTCTAGTGTCTAAATCTACAATAGCATCAGTAGAAACTAAGATTGATTCACACGTTGATGCATGTAGCGAACGATATGATGCAATAGATAAAAGACTTTATAGAATAGAGTTTATATTGATTGGTGCTTCAGCAAGTGTAATAGGCTTGCTATTAAAATTAGTGATGGCATAGATATGATAGGACAAGCAATTTTAAGTGGATTAGGTTCTTTAGGTAACTATGCTAGTTCATTTTTTAATAGTGCAGCTCCTGCTTTTGCAGTATCAGGTATAACAACTCCATATCAAAAAGTTTCTCCTAATATGGATGTAACTAAAATAAATCCAAGAGACATAACAGCACAAGATGTAGGTGAAGCGTTAGGTATGAATAATAACCCTTCTAGAACACTTGATGATGTTCAAAATCAATTTGATTATGGACCTAGTGTAGTAAGACATCCAGGGTATTCTGGTTATGACATTACACAAATGATGATTGGTCAAGATCCTGAATTTATGTCAAGAATTTATTATGGGCAAGAAGCTGATAGATTAGCTGGTGGTGGAACTGAAAATACTTTAGCAGCTATGCAATATATTATGGATAGAAATAAAGCACGAGAAGCAGAAAGATTTGCAAAATACGGCAATCCTGCACCTGGTTCTAAATTTGCAAATCCAAACCTTAGAAACCAAGAACCTACATATGCAAGTAGACAAGATTATGATCAACCTCAAATGACTGATGTAGATATTTTTGGGTCTTTATTCTAATGCCAATTTCAAGGGCTCAAATGAATAAAGAAATTTCTACTGGTGGAATAAAAAAGTATCGTTCTGGTGGTTTAGTGAGTTATAATGGACAACCTTTGAAACCAGGAGAAAGAACTGGTAATATAGGTTGTGGTGCAATAGCTCCAGGAAGACGCAAGTTTACTAAGATAGGATAATGACATGGCGACCAGTAATAGTAGAGATTTTGAATTAGACGTAGCAGAATACGTTGAGGAAGCATTTGAAAGATGCGGTTTACAATTAAGAACTGGTTATGATTTAAAAACTGCTCAAAGAAGTTTAAATCTTATGTTAGCTGATTGGGCTAACAGAGGTCTAAATCAATGGACAGTTGTTCAACACACAGAGACTTTAGTTCAAGGTCAAACAGATTATAGTTTACCAGAAGGTGCTATTGATGTTTTAGGTGTTGCTTACAGAACTTTAAACAACGGAAACACTTCTGACATAATTATTCAACCTATTGGAAGAAATGAATATTTACAGATTCCTGATAAATCAACACAAGGTCAACCAAGTCAATATTTTGTAGATAAACAAATATCTCCAAAAATACAAGTATGGCCTACATCAAACAATAATTCTGATAGTTTAGTATTTAATTACCTTAGAAGAATAGAAGATGCAGACTACGGTCCAAACACAATGCAAGTTCCGTTTAGGTTTTACCCATGTTTAGCTGCTGGTCTTGCTTATTATCTTTCTATTAAAAGAGCACCAGAAAGAACTATGTTGTTAAAACAAAGTTATGAAGAAGAATTTAAAAGAGCTGCTGATCAAGACGAAGTTCGTCAAAGTTATCAAGTTAGACCTTCTATGCGAAGTTATAGGAGACTTAGTTAATGGCTTATGCAAACGGAAGAAGAGCTTTAGGACAATGTGATAGATGTGGACAAAGATATCTATTAAAAGAATTACACAATGAGTGGAATGGTTTTAAAACATGTTCAGAATGCTGGGAGCCTAAACAACCTCAACTTGAAGTGAGATTAAACTTTGCTGATCCACAAGCATTGTATGAACCAAGACCTGATAAAGATGTGCCAGCGGGTGAAGGTTTAGTTAGAACAACAAAAATAAATGCTTTTAACTCTTTGGTAGTAGATCCAATTGGTACAGCACTTACATTCTCATCTATTAATGGTAGTGTAGGAACAGTAACGGTGGTAACAACATGACATTAGCAGAATTAAAAACACTTATACAAAATTACACACAAAATAACGAAACTACTTTTGTAAGCAGTTTAAATGATTTTATTATATCTGCTGAAGAAAGAATGTTAGAGCTTGTGCAAGTCAATGTTTTTAGAAAAACAGCCACAGGTAATGTAACGCAAGGAAATAGATTTTTAAAAGGTCCTACAGATTATTTAGCGTCTTTTTCTTTAGCAGCAATTGATGCAAATGGTGATTATCATTATTTAGATAAAAAACATCCATCTTTTATTCAAGAATATGATATAGACCCAGCTCAAGCTAATTTAAATGGATTACCAAAATATTACGCAGATTTTGATGCTGGTAGTAATACAGCAGGTGAAGACAATACATTTTTAGTTGCTCCTACTCCTGATGCAAATTATACTATGGAATTAAATTATTTATATAGGCCTCCAAGCTTAACAGTAAACACAAATGGTACTTACTTGTCTGAAAATTCAAGAAATGCACTATTGTATGGTTCTTTAATTGAAGCTTATATATTTATGAAGGGCGAACCTACCCTTTTAGCAGAATATGAAAAAAGGTTCATGGAAGAAATATCTCGTCAGAAAAACCTATTTGAAGGTAGAGACAGACGAGATGAGTATCGTTTTGATAGTTTAAGAATAGAGGTGACTTAATGTTTACAGAAGAACTAGGACCTAAATTAGGTCAAGTAGAAGTGGTAACTACAAACAATACCGGATTAGGAGTTGATCATTGGGCTGATAGAGCTACTGATCATATTATCTCTGTATCCGCTGACGCTCCTCCTGCAATTAGAGAGCAGGCAGAAGCATTTAAAGAAAATGTAAGAAGTGTAATGACTTATTACATAAAACAAGCTATCTTGTCTGAACGTACAACTATATGTGGTACATTGTCCTCACAAGGACACAATGATATAGCCGAAATTATAAGGAGAATATAAAATGGCAATAACTCAAGCAATGACCACCAGCTTTAAAGTTGAAATGCTTCAAGGTGTTCATAATTTTACTAATGGTAGTGGCGGTGGATCTGCTAATACAGGAGCAACATTTAAAATTGCTCTTTACACATCATCCGCATCTTTAGGTGCAGCAACTACCGCATTTACAGCAACTAATGAAGCTTCTGGAACTGGTTATGTATCAGGAGGTAAAAACCTTACTAACGTAACACCATCAAATCCATCTGGAACTACTGCTATTACAGATTTTGGAGATATAACTTGGAGCACTTCGACTATTACAGCTCGTGGTGCAATGATTTATAATTCTACACAATCTAACAAATCAGTAGCAATTCTTGATTTTGGTTCAGATAAATCATCAAGTTCTGGTGATTTTACAGTTCAATTTCCTACACCTGATGCAACAAACGCTATTATTCGGATAGTATAAATGCCTCATTTTAGCTTGAAAATAGCTGATAGGATTAAAGAAACAAGTACGACAAGTGGAACTGGAACTCTTACTTTGTCTGGTGCTACTTTAGGGTTTCAAGCTTTTTCTGTTTTAGGAGATGGTGCTCGAACACAGTACGGTATTACTAACGCAGCTGGAGATTTTGAAACAGGTATAGGAACATATACTGCAAGCGGTACTACGCTTAGCCGTGATTTTGTTTTTGAATCTTCTAATTCAAATGGTTTAGTTAATTTTAGTGCAGCAGAAAAAGATGTTTTTGTAACACTACCAGCTGAAAGAGCAGGTGTTTTATCT